TTGCGACATGGATATGGTTCTGTGTAACTTTCTCAAAGGAGCAGAGAAGGTAACAGGTGAACCATTTCCAGAGAAAAATGGAAAATACACCAAAGACGAGAAGAAAGCCATGATTGCGGCTGCGAAAGGTTTTTGGGATAATCTTGAGTGGATGCCAGGTGGCAAAGACTTATGGAACTATTTGAACAGCATTGAAGGTGCTGAAGTCAATATTCTATCAGCATACGCATCGTGGGACCCAAGTTGTAAGAGGGGTAAAAGAGTTTGGATTGCGAAGAATCTAAAACCAAAACCTAATAAGATCCATTTGGTTCGCAGAGAAGAAAAACAGAATTACGCAGATGCAGATAGCATCCTCGTAGATGATCATACTATGAATATTGGTGAGTTCAAAAGAGCAGGCGGACAGGCTGTCACGCATATAAATACTAAGAAGACAATATCCGATCTAAAACGGATACTCAAATAAGACAAGGAGAAATAAAATGTCACTTTGGGGAATGAATGACGGAAAGGCCACCGCTGGCAGTATTGTTGTAACAGCGGCGAACAGCACAGTGGTTGGTACTTCCACAACCTTTACCAACTTTGCGGTTGGTGATTTTCTAAATGTCGGTAAGAACGACTATGTGATTACTGCTATTGCAAACGCAACAGTAATGACAGTTCGTGCTGGCGAAACTGGTGGAACACTCGTAGGCGCACAATCAAACAGCACCTACTATGTTCAAGAGAAGCCTTTGTATATTGCATATGCTTCAGTAGGACTAGATGCTAATAATGTCTATGGTGTATCAACATCTGAAATGAACTTTGCAAATACCGCTGGCACAGAGTCTGACAATGTGCCTCACGCTGGCTGGAATCTAAGAACAGAAGGTTCTGGTGGTCGTGCAGGTCGTGTTTTCTATGAAACACTTGTAGCCGCATCATCTATTACCGGTGATGGTGGTGACGATAGCAAACTACCAGAATAAGTTTTGATCAGGAGTAGACAATGGCAGACAAAAAGGTCAGTCAACTAACAGCACACACAAATCTCTCTGGAGATGATTTGCTAATGGTTGTAAACGATCCTGCTGGTACACCAACCAGTCGTAAGGTATCGATTACAAACTTTTTCGCAAATGTTGTTCCTGCAACAGTTCACAAGGGTGTAACAACTCTAAGAGCAAACACGACAATCAGTGGAACTAGACTGACCATTTCTGCCAACTCTACTATGAGTGGTAGTCTTACATTAAGTGGCGCTTTAAAGTCTAGTACCAGCGGCACTGTTCTAGGCACAAACGGTAAGTTACACGCAAATAATACAATTAAGAATGGTACTATCACTGAACCGATGATGCAGACTAAGCCTATTGCTAACACTGTAGCAAGAAATCTTATTCTAAATCGTATTCAGGTTGCAAATGCTGTAAACAGATTAAGTGAAAATTCTCAGATCATGTCAGCAAATCTTGTTGTGGATGCTGGTCTTCCAGTCTCTACAACTGGAGTTCATATTTCTAATGGTCATATGGAAATTTTCAGTGCTACAGGATCACCATCAAAAATTGATATGTATTGTGAGGTAAATAACCAACACAGGGTTAGAATAATTGCACCAACACACGCAAACTTTGGTGGGAATGTTCTAATAACACTACCTAATAAATCTGGTAATGTTGCAACAACAAACAGTGAGGTCTTTACAGGCGTAACTGGTTTTGAAGACTTAGAAGTTGCTGGTGGTTTTAGAATATTGAATGCCAATACTGATCCTGCTACATCAAATGCCCTTAATGAAGGATATTCAGCCGGTTCTATATTCTATAGTAATACATATTTGTATGTTGCAACAGATTCTATCACACTCAAAAGAATTGCATTGCAGTCGTTCTAATGTTCAGATTTACAGAATTTTTAGAAGCAGATTTGAAAATGAAGGGCAAAAAGATGGGTGACCATCTTGATAAGATGCTTGCTAAACATAAGCGTGGTGAAAATATTGGATCAACTGCACTCGCTAGACTCAAAGCAAGAGGTCTTATACCTAGAGCCGATGGCTCAAAAAAGAAAGGCGAACTTGGAAAATCGTGATGTTTGAAAATTTGAATGATGATAATTTTATGTTGTTCGCTGTTAAGTATTATGAAAATGCACATTGCACAGACTTACTAGAGTTTCATGATGATTTAAAAAGAATAAGATATCTGAAGAGACTTTTTAAGAAGTATGAGCAAACAGGTGAGTTGAAAGATAGATTGATATTTAATCATCTAATCGTTTTATATAATGTGTTTGAGCATAGAGCCATGACACGAATGCTTTGTTATAAACTGAATGATCAGTTAAAGTATCTGAAACCATTTTTGTTATTTTTGAATTATTGGCGAACAGATTTAGGAATGATAGACGGTAAAAAAATTATAGATAGCGATGTATCAATAGATAGCGGTATTGTAAGGAAACTAAGAGAGTTAAATGGCAACTAAATTCGGAGACTTGATTCTTGTATATAATTTTCTCAAAAGGCTGACTACACCTTTTGATGAAACTGATGCGTTCAAGTTAGGTATCATCGATGAGAGGGGTAAGAAGATTAAAGACCCTAAGACAAAAGAAGAAGAACTATCATTTTCTTCTTACAATCGTCTTATTTTCAATATCAAAAAACTCATAGAAAAGATTCCAGGCGGTAAGTCAAGACTTGCTTCCTATGCGGCCGCTCTATATCTTATTCGTGAATCACAAGAACCAAAAGAACACTACACAGACGAAGAAATTATGCAAGCGTTGGAGGACAATATGGACTACCTTGCAAAGCACGATAAAAAGACATACAAGAAACTTTTCGAGGATGCTCCAGCAACTTCAACTGCTGGTGTAGCGGCTACTGGTGATGATCCGACAGTTGTTGTTAAAAAGAAGAAGAAGCAAATCGAAAAAGACGGTCGTAAGAAAGAGATGAAAGCATATCTCAAAGCATATCTTGAGCGTAGAGCAAAGCGTGAAGAGGTTGCTAAGAAAGAGGAAATGCGTAAGCGTTTAGGATTGTAAGATGGCGCAATTCAGAACAGACACTAGCGAATTTCTTCCTAGCAATAAAACAATCTATGAAGTTGTTATGACATCAGGGCAGGCGGGACCTTCCACATATGTTAACGCTGGTAATTTGAATACCTCATCTGATGCATTTGGTAGAACCAGAATTGCACAACCACTAACATTGTTTGATAGTTCGCACAGATATGCTGATAACGATTTGTGGGCAGAGGACACTACTGGAACTGCAAGTAGCACATTTAACTCAAATGCTGGTTTGATTGAAATGAATGTAGGCAGTGCAAGTGGTGATGAGATCATTCGTGAGACAAAAAAAGTTTTCTCATATCAACCAGGCAAGTCATTGCTGACTATGAGTACATTTGTTTTCGCTGAACCTAAAACAAACCTAAGACAGCGTGTGGGGTATTTTGGCACAGACAATGGTATTTACTTAGAACAAGATGGAACTACTGTTAATTTTGTTGAGAGAAGTTTAGTCACTGGTTCTGTGACCGAAAGTAAAGTTCAACAATCTGATTGGAATGTTGATAAACTAGATGGAACTGGACGTTCTGGAATAACATTAGACCTAACCAAAGCACAAATCCTTTGGATGGATTTGGAGTGGTTGGGACTTGGTAGTGTGAGATTAGGATTTATTATCAATGGACAGTTTGTTTGTTGTCATGTCTTCCATCACGCAAATTTGACAGACTCAACCTATATCACAACCGCATCTCTTCCTCTAAGACAAGAGATTACGAATACTGGATTAACCTCTGGTGCGAGTCAAGCGAAACAAGTTTGTGCTACTGTTATATCTGAGGGTGGTTATGAACTAAGAGGTAGACAACAGTCAGTTGGAACTCCAATTACATCCGCCTATTCTTTGACAACAGCGGGAACATACTATCCTCTAGTTTCAATAAGATTAAAGTCTGCTAGACTAGATTCTATTGTTATTGTTACAGCAATATCAATGTTGGGAGTTGGTAATGGAGTGAACTTCTCTTGGAGAATTGTCGCTGGTGGAAATGTTACTACTGCATCTTGGACTAGTGCTGGAACAAATTCATCTGTTGAATATACAACATCTGGAACAGCACATGATGGTGGTGGTAAAGTTCTTGCACAAGGTTACTTGAACTCATCTAATCAAGGTTCGCCATCAATGGATATTCTCAAAGAAGCGTTGTTCAAGTTTCAGTTGGAAAGGAATACATTTACATCAACCGCTGAACCACTATCATTCTTAGTAGCTCCAGCAACAGATAGCGAAAGTGTGTTTGCATCAATGGATTGGGAAGAGATTACAAGATAATGTATATAACAGAGAAAACAATCACAAGACAAGACTTGGCGCAGATAGAAAAATATGCTGACAAGTTGTTTGCGAAAGTAGGGATTGATGTTGAGTTTACTCGACATTTTCTTGACCGTGTAAACGATGAAAGAAACAAGAAACAGATTACGCCTGCTGAACTAACTCGTATATTTAAGCAAGTTTTCAAGAAGTATGGTAAACCTATTGCGAAACTGGGTCCAGATGCAGAAGCAGTAATGAAGGATATGCAGACAGATATCAATATGCCTTTTGTGTTGAAACTCGCTGGTAAAGAACTAGAACTGGTTGCTAAGACAATCATGCGTAAGAAGGACTTCAAAACTTCAAATAAGACTTTCGCAGTCGAAAATACCTTGCAAATTTTACATAAAGAGTCAAATTTACAAGGTAAAACAAGAGGTAAAAAGACATTCAAGGAGTTTACAGATGTTAAAGAAATGGATGAAAAACAGAGTATCAGAGAGAACATCATGGGATGGCGCAATGCTCATCGCACTTGGCTTCCTCGTTCTATTCATGGCGCCGCTCGCTAAGATAGTCGCTGGTATTGCAATCGCTTATGGTGCTTGGACAATCTGGAAGTCAGAATAATGCTTAAAGTTTATGCTCTCATAATGCTATTAGCAATTCTTGGTGGTGTAGGATACGGTGCAAAGTATTACTACGATACCACACAGGCAACTATTGCTACACTTAGAGAGAACAATGTAAAACTTGAAGGTGCAGTAGAAACTGCTGAAACAAGTCTTGCATTGGTACAAGATAGTATGCAAAAGATGAGTGAACTAAATAATAAGTTGCAAAGTGATTTGCAAAAAGCAGAAGAATATGGTGATAATCTAAGAAACAAACTTAGACAGATGGATTTGGTTGCAGACGCAATCAAAGATGCAGAAAATTTAGAAGGACGGATGAATGGTGCTACAGCAAAAATATGGCGTGAACTGGAGCGTGACTCTGGCGGTGATGGTGATAGGCCTCTCCCTAACTGGTTGCAGCCGATACCTACCAGAACCGGAGATCAAAGTAGTAACGAAAGTGGAGAAAACAACAGTACCGACAGTAGCGAGACCGAAGCCGCTACAACTAACTGACACTAAGGTATATGTTGTCAACAAAGATAATCTTGATTCTTTTTTGAATGAGTTCAAAGAGATTCATGGTGATCTTGCATTTGTTGCACTAAGCATTCGTGATTATGAAAACCTTGCACTGAATGTAGCAGAACTACGCCGCTTTATTAATCAACAATCACAAATAATCCTTTATTATGAAGATGCCGTGACAGATAACGGAGATAAAGGAAATGAGTCTAACGATAGCACTGAGGATGGCAAAATCCAGTGAGACTGCATATATTGATGATGAAAAAGATAAGTGGGCAGAATTAGATTATACAGGTTCAAAGTTTATAGACATAGATGGCGCACAATGTTACGGATTATGGAATGAAAAAGAGTTTACTCTATGCTTCAGAGGTACAGAGCCATCAGAGATTGGTGATATTCTCGCTGATCTAAATGCAATACCAAAAGGCGCAATGACACACGGTCTTGTTCATTCTGGTTTCAAAGGTGAACTGGACAAGTTGTGGGAAGAAGTTGTAGCACTTCAAAAGAAACACGAAGGTAAAACTTTCTATATTACAGGACACTCACTTGGTGCCGCAATGGCTACAATAGCAACTTCTCGTTTTGAGGAGTTTACAAAAGTCGAAGCATTGTATACATTTGGTTCACCTAGAGCCGGCACAAGAAAGTTTGTGAAGAATATTGTCACGCCTCATTTCCGTTTTGTGAACAATAATGATATTGTTACCACAGTTCCACCATGGTTTATGTTCTATAGACATCATGGGGAGTTGACATATATCAATCATTATGGTAATATACGCAAAATGACAAAGTGGCAAAGAATTAAAGATAAGTGGAGAGGTCGCTGGAGAGCATTACAAAAAGGTATGCCTTTTGATGGCGCATTTGATCACTCTATGGATCTTTATGTAAAAAACATCTCTAAGAAT